GAAGGTATTGTAAATACCTGCGTTACTTCACCACCTTACTATGGTCTTCGTGATTATGGAGAAGATGGTCAGATTGGTCAAGAAGAAACACCACAACAATACATTGACAAGATGGTTGAAGTGTTTGCAGAAGTTCGTCGTATTCTTCGTGATGACGGAACTCTTTGGTTGAATCTCGGTGATTCATATGCTGGAAGTGGCAAGGGTGCTTACGGAGATGGTGTAGTTAGATTATCAGATTCTTCAAAGAAGCAAACAACAAATACTGGAACTACAACAGGAACATTCAAGAAGACCAACGTCCAAACTCTTAAACCAAAGAACCTCATGGGTATTCCTTGGCGTGTTGCAATGGCACTCCAAGAAGACGGGTGGTATCTACGTCAGGATATTATCTGGCATAAACCAAACCCGATGCCAGAATCTGTTACAGATAGATGCACAAAGGGACACGAGTATATTTTCTTGATGACGAAGAATCCCGACTATTACTTCGACTATGAATCTATTCGAGAACGTTCTGTTTCAAAGATGGACAGAGAACATCTTGCTCCGATTGGTGGAAAGAAGAATCCATTGAAGCCAGGATCTTACTCTGGTAATGCACCAGAGAACGATGGATTCAGAAATAAGAGATCTGTGTGGAGTGTTCCAGTACGATCGAAGTCATATGAAGGAGCACACTTCGCGGTTTACCCTGAAGACCTTATCACACCTTGTGTTCTTGCTGGTGCTCCCGAAGGTGGTATTGTTTTTGACCCATTCTTCGGTGCAGGAACAACTGGTGCAGTCGCAATCAAAAACGGAAGAACTTATATTGGTTGTGAGTTGAACCCAGAGTATATTCAAGTTGCAAAGAATCGTCTTGATCCAATTCACTTGAAGCGTGAAAACATGGAGAAAGCAGACGGTATTATTCAAAATTATTTTCAATTCTAATGATAGATACCAACATTATATTGGAGGGTGATTGTATTCAATCTTTGAAATCACTACCCGAAGGTATTGTAAATACCTGCGTTACTTCACCACCTTACTATGGTCTTCGTGATTATGGCGAACAAGGACAAGTCGGTCTGGAAGAAACTCCGGAAAAATATGTCCAAAAGTTGGTAGAAGTATTCCGAGAAGTAAAACGTGTGCTCCGTGATGATGGAACTCTTTGGTTGAACTTGGGCGATTCGTATTCAGGTAGTGGTAAAGGCCCTGCTGGTAATCTTGGAAAAACCCATAACGAACGAGAGATGACACATACTCACGTTAGTGGTAAAGTTCCCAATGGCCTAAAACCAAAAGACCTTATCGGTATTCCGTGGATGGTTGCTATTGCTCTTCGTAATGATGGTTGGTATCTCCGTCAGGATATTATTTGGCACAAACCAAATCCAATGCCCGAGTCAGTTACAGATAGATGCACAAAGTCACACGAGTATATCTTCCTTCTTTCAAAGTCAAAGACATATTACTATGATGCGGAAAGTATCAAGGAACCAGTCAAACAAGATTGGGGAACAAGAGATAGAACAAACGGAAAGTATCACAATGCTGGAACTGGCTTGAATCCTCACACGGGATTACAAAAGTCATACGAGAAGGCAAACAAACGTTCTGTTTGGTCTGTTACAACAAAACCATTTCACGGGGCACACTTTGCAACTTTCCCACCTGATTTGATTGAACCTTGTGTTATTGCAGGTTCACCCGAAGGTGGAATCGTATTAGACCCATTCTTCGGGTCAGGAACAACTGGTTTAGTCGCAATGAAAAATAATAGAAAATATCTTGGATGTGAACTAAATTCTGAGTATATTAGTATTGCGAATGAAAGATTGAAGCCAGTAGAAACAGAAATCAAAAACAAAGAAATTACAGAATCTCTTATTCAGAATTATTTTCAATTCTAACAAATAAATTTAGACAGGAGTAAATATGGAAAAGTCAAGGTTGATGAACTTCATTAGTAAGTATCACCTAAACGGTTTGGTTCAATCAGTTGCGTGGAACTCTAATGGTTCTCTTTCAACTCGATTTATCTCTGACGATAAGTCGGTGGTAGGAGAAGTTCGAATGAATACATTCAATGGAACAAAGTCGAGTATCGGCGTTTATAACACAGACCTTCTTGTTAAGTTGATTAGTGTTCTTGGTAATGAAATTAATTTCAATATCAATCTTGCACAAGACAAGGCGTTCTCACTTACACTTGACGATAACTCAACAACGGTAAACTATATGTTGGCTGACATGGCAGTTATTCCACCAACACCAGAATTGAAGCAACTTCCTCCGTTCCAACTTACAATCAAGTTGACAAAGGAATTTATTGATAAGTTTATCCGTGCTAAGGGAGCTCTTCCTGAAATTGAACACTTTACTCTTATCAAGAATCAAAAGTTGAATAAGTATCAAGTTGTTCTTGGACATTCTAATCTAAACTCAAATCGTATCTCTCTCGATATTGATTGTGAAGTTAGTGAAGACATTGAACCGATTTCATTCTCAGCAAAGTATTTCCGTGAGATTCTTGCAGCAAACAAGGACTTGAATGGTGGAACATTTGCGGTATCATCCGAAGGTCTTGCCAAGGCAGAGTTTGAAATTGATGGATTTGAATCACGTTATTTCTTGGTTCGTTTGGAGAACAACTAATTCAAAAAATATATGTGAGATAAAAGGGAACTTTGGTTCCCTTTTTCATTTGGAAATGTCCCAAAAATTTCGTATATTGTATTCATCTGATAACAATAAGGTTTCAAAATGTTCAATCTCCAACACACTCTCTATGTGGAAAAGTATCGTCCACAATCACTTGACACGTATATTGGAAACGAAACAATCAAGGAAACGTTCAAGAGATACCTACAATCAGGTGATGTACCACACCTTCTTCTTTATGGTGATGCTGGTAGTGGTAAAACATCGTTGGCCCGCATCGTATCAAATACAGTTGCAAAAGACAATTACATTTACATAAATGCTTCCGATGAGAACTCCATTGATACCGTCCGAGACAAAATCAAGCAGTTCGCATCGTCTGTTGGTTTCGGTGGTTTGAAGATTATCATTCTCGACGAGTCTGATTATCTCACTCCAAATGCACAAGCTGCTCTCCGTAACATTATGGAGACGTTCAGCAAGACAACACGATTTATCCTAACGTGTAATTACGTGGACAAGATTATTGACCCGATTCAATCTCGGTGTCAAATCTTCAACATCGTTCCTCCATCTAAGAAAGATGTTGCTGTTCACACGATGGGAATTCTTGAATCGGAAGGTGTGGAGTTCTCAAAGGAAGATTTAGCACAAATCATCAACATGACTTATCCAGATATTCGTCGTGTTCTAAATACGGTTCAACGTTGTATTCTTGATGGTAAGATGCAACTTGATAAGTCAACTCTTGTTCAGAATAACTTCTATTCAACTATTATTGACATCTTGAAGTCAGGTAAGAATAAGAAAGAAAAGTACACAGAGATTCGTCAAATTCTTGCTGACAACTCAATCCGTGATTACAATCCGCTCTTCCGTTATCTGTATGATAATATAGAGGAATTTGCGAATGGAGTTGTATCAACTGCAATTCTTATTATCGCGGAATCACAATACAAAGATGCAATGGTAGTAGACCATGAAATTAATGCTATGTCTATGTTTATTCAATTAATTATGGAAATTGATCCACGGAAGTAGCATGAGACTAAACAAACTCTATAATGAAGATTGTGTAGATTTACGAAATTTAAATAAATTTTTTCAATAAAAGGAAACAAAAATGAGTAATGTATTTGATATTGATGATGGCATACAACCACAGCAACGTGTGAATGTAAAATTGAATGATGCCCAAGATGTTCCGTGTTCTGCATGTGGTAAACACTTCTTCCACTCAGTAACCTTCTTCAAGAAGATTTCAGCTCTCATGTCTCCAACAGGAAAGGAAGCAATCGTTCCACTTGAAACGTATGCTTGTCTTGAATGTGGAAATGTCAATGCTGAATTTCTACCAACGGGGTATGGCCAGTTAAATGGCTAAGACCCTGTTTGATTTGATAAAGGGTGTGACCAAAAATAAAATCAAATGGGAATCCCTTACCAAAGAAGACCAACAAATGTGGAATAACTTTATCATCACCCGTTGGTTTTCTATGGAAATGGAAATAACGGATACCATGAACGACTTTCAAAAGTATAGTAACGGCATCCTCACTTCCAAATATTACTACAAGTTACTTTACGATATTCTACCAAAGACAACATTCTATCTGAAATACATAAAGAAAAAGAAAAAGATAGAAATTGATCCTCAATTTGTAGATTTATTCAGTCAACATTATCAGCTTAGTAAGATGGTAATTTTTGAATATATTACAGACCTCGTGAGAATAAATCCAAATGAACTTGTTTCTGTTTTAGAATCTTATGGAACCAAGCAAGACGATTTAGAAAAATTTAAGAAACAAATAAAGACATTACAATGAGGAATACAATGGCAATAAAAGAAATTGACTTAGGTCTAAAGAAGGACGAAACACCAGATGTTTCCGATGTTGTTCGACTTATGGAAGAACGTTATCCTGAAATGATGGGAACGTTCCGAAAGATACAGAGAGAACAATACGAACTATTTTCACAAAAACAGATGGCATATGGCAAGAGTAATATTATGCTCGGTGGTGATATTGGGGTGGAAGAAGATAGGATTGCTGCCGTTCGTGGTATAACCATTCGTCTAAACGATAAGATGCAACGTCTTCTAAATCTTGTATTGAAGGGTGTTGTGAATCCATTAAAGAATGAAAGTGTTTCAGATACTTTTATGGACATGTCCGTTTACGGGATAATTTCGTTGATAGTTCAACGGGGAGAGTGGAAGTAATGTCATCATACATTTGGACTTCTGAATCCGTTTCACCGGGACATCCTGATAAGATTGCGGATTGTATCTCCGATGGAATCCTCGATACATATCTCGAACTTGATCCTGATGCAAAAGTAGCGTGTGAAGTAATGGTAAAGAACTCGGACGTATATGTTTGTGGTGAGATTTCATCAACAGCCGATGTTAGTGAAGAGCTTATCCGGGATAGTGTTCGTTCAACGATTGAACTTGAAAATGGATACGATCGTGATGAACTCCAGTTCAATGGAAAAAATGTAACGATTCATCTAAACATTTCTCAACAAGCCCCTGAGATAAACCAAGCCGTTGTAGTTGGTGATGAACTCACGGCGGGTGACCAAGGTATTATGTTTGGGTATGCAACGAGAGAAACACCGGCACATATGCCTATTGCTATTTTCTTAGCAAGAAAGTTTCTGTGGAACGCCTTCAGTAGACAATCGGAACTTCAACTCAGACCAGACATGAAGAGTCAAGTATCGGTACACTATGAAGACGGTGTTGCGAAACACATTGACAACGTTGTTATTTCCATGTGTCATGCTGAATCTCACACGTTACAATCTCTACGTGAAATGTTTCACGATTCAATCAAACCACGTGTAGTTGATACACTCGATGAGAATTTACAATCGCTATTTATAGACAAAACGAAATGGCACATCAATCCCGCTGGAACTTGGAACATCGGTGGTCCTGTCTCTGACTGTGGTCTAACGGGAAGAAAGATTGTTGTTGACCAGTACGGTGCAGATTGTGAAATTGGTGGTGGTGCTTTCTCAGGTAAAGACCCATCGAAAGTTGATCGATCGGCTGCTTACATGGCACGATATATCGCATTAAAAACTCTGAAAGAGAACTCTGATACTAACAAGGTAAAGGTTCAACTAGCATATGTTATTGGTGAAAAGTATCCTGTTTCATATAGAATTTATGACCCATCAACCGGTAAAGAGTTTGGTCTGGAAGACCTTACACCAGAAGACCTAACACCGAGTGCCATCATCGAACGATTGGGATTGAAGGCACCAATTTATCTCGATACAGCGGTACTGGGTCACTTTGGGATAAATTCATATGAAGTCGGCGGTATCAAGTATTTCCAATGGGAGAACGTATGAAAAACAAACTGAATGAGTCAACAACTTTATCGGGTAGTGTAAACCTATATCACTTTACACGTGAAGATATGGGAAAACAAACCACACTCGATCCACAAGAAACTGTGAAGAAACGATCTTCATATTCATGGAATGAGTATAAGCGTTCTAAGTTTCCACGGGTCTTCTACTACACTGACCTCACAAAGGTAGAAGACCAAATCAAATCGTCATCACACATACTATACACAACTAAGGTTGATGGTAGTAAAATTCTTATGCTAAATGAGGCACTTGCAATTTACAAAAAGAATAAGAACGAGATGGAAAAAACAGATAAGAAGGCATATGATGTAATCCATGCACTCGTTGGTGGTGGACAGACATCAGATTGGGATGCTATGTTTGAGGCAGCTGCAAAGAACTATGTTGGTATTTTCTATGACACGGGTAATTTACCGATGGTAAACATTTTCATTCCACTGAAAGTAACTGAATATGACGCCAGCTAAAATCTCGTTTTCACAATATCAAATGTGGAAAGGTTGCCAACATCGTTGGAAACTGAAGTATATTGATAAAGTTTCCATTCCTTCCCCATCTATCTCGCTTGTGTTTGGAACTGCAATGCATGAAGTTCTTCAGAAGTATTTAGAAATTCTATACACCTCCAGTATTCAAGCAGCAAATGAGTTGCCATTAGAAGATCTTCTGAAAGAAAAAATGAGTGTAGAATACACGAAGATGTTGGCTGAAAACGATGGTCAACACTTTTCACATCGTGATGCAATGCAAGAACATCTAATGGATGGTATTGAAATCCTTCGTTGGTTCAAAGCACATCGTGAAGAATTTTTTATGAAGAAGGGGTGGGAACTCGTTGGTATTGAAACACCACTAAACATCGCACCACTCGAATCCAATCCGAATGTTTATCTTGTTGGTTTCCTTGACTTGGTGATGAAGGATTTGAGAACTGGTAAAATTTACATCTACGATTTCAAAACATCAACAAGTGGATGGGGCAAATATGCAAAGGCAGATAAAGTAAAAACATCACAACTTGTCCTTTACAAGACATTCTATGCAAAACAGTATGACATCCATCCTGATAATATTGAGATTGAATATCTCATTCTCAAGCGTAAGATTGATGAAAACGCAGAGTATGCTGTTATGAAAAAACGTGTTCAAAGATTTGCACCTGCTCACGGTAAGATTTCACAAATTCAAATCCTCAAAGAAATTCAAACTTTCGTTGAGACGGCATTTGATTCTGATGGAAACAAGAGAACAGATATTGTATATCCAGCGACTCAAGGTGAGAGGGAAAATAATTGCCGTTGGTGTGAATTCAAAGATAGAGATGATTTATGTTCAAAAGAAAATAGGATAACATAAGATGAAATACGCATATACTTTCGATGACATCCAAATTATTCCGGCTTACAGTGAAGTCGAATCTCGTAGTCAATGTAATCTAACTACAAGATTCACAAAGCAATATAAGTTAGGAACTCCATTAGTTGCGTCACCGATGGATACCGTAACGGAATATGATATGTCTATTGCAATTGCATCACATGGTGGAGTTGGTATTGTCCATAGATTTATGTCAATCGAAAAACAATCCAATCACGTTCGTAAGATCAAGGAACAAGAGAGGTTAGTCTCGGCAGCAATTGGTGCAACAGGTGATTACAAAGAACGTGCACAGGAACTTGTAAACGCCGGTGCAATCGTTCTTCTTATTGATGTTGCACATGGTAACACAAAACAAGTAAGAGATGCAATTACATGGTGTAAACAAAATCTCCCAAACTATGTAGATGTTATTGCTGGTAACGTTGCTACATATGATGGTGCAAAAAATCTAGCAAAATGGGGAGCCGACGCGATTCGTGTGGGGATTGG